TTTTGACGTTGACCAACACTATTCGCCTCCAAAATGGATCGCCTTTGCTTCGAAGCTAAGCCGTTTTTCCGTAGCCCGAGCTATCATTCAATCCATCTGCTTGACCGCTCCAGCTGGAGCCAACTTGCGTCCGTCTTTTATGGCCGACCAGGTTCAGGCTAGTCTTTGGTTTCACCGCCCACGCGAAGTTGACGCCGATCAAGGCGCCGCCAGCATGTTTCTCATGTTCGCTAATATTTTCGACTTTGTGCCCTCGCATCTTTCACAAGGTGCTCGAGTCTTGGCTAAAGTCGCTAAGGAGATTATTCCGATTTTCTCCCTTGCTAAAGGTATTAACGACGTGAGTAAGATCGTCAAAAACATCTACGAATCGATCTTCAACTACGTCACTGGCTCCTTCGCTAAAGCCCACGAGTGGCTTGATCACGAGATCGCCACTGAGGGCACTAAAGCCCATGAACTTGTTCGTGACCTTGCTTACTATCGCATGGCCGTCGCCTCTCCTGCCGTCTACGCTTGTGACACTACTGCTTTCCGCACCAGTTTCTTTAAGAAACTTGCTGAATCTCACGAAGCTTATCGCTCTCACAAATTTTACGCTAAATGGCTCGATTTTGCTCACCGCCTTGAAAACGCTATGAACATTGCACCTGCTCCTCGCCAACGCGAGTTTGAGCCGTGCGTCATCACCTTGTCTGGTTCACCTGGACTTGGCAAATCAACCATTTGGCCTGCTATTGTCGCAAAAGAAATTTTGCCCGAGAAGCTTCCATTCGCCACTCCTGATCCGCTTGCTTATATTATGTCCCAAACTTACACCTGGACATCCGGCTCCGAATACCAAGTTGGCATGGCTGGCAAAGACATCATTCTGTTCGATGACTTTCAACAAGACCGAACGAAGAATGAAGAAGCTCTTGCTTTTATTCATCTTGCCACCACCGCCGCCTACGCCATTAATTCTCCCGCCATCACTGGCCCTGAGATAAAAGGTATGCTTGCCGATCCCAAAATCATTGTGTTGTGCACAAACCAAGATCATCTTGGTTCAGGTGCTCAGATTGCTGACCCAGTTGCTATACTGCGCCGCTATGAAGTCGAATTCAACATTCAAGCTCGTTACGACCCTTCTAACCCGTCGAAGAAAATTGCTACAGTTAAAGCATGCAATCTCTACAAAGGATTGATTGGAACTCAAGTTTCACTCCTAGAGATGCGTACTATTTTTCAGACTGTTTACCGTCGTAAGATGGCCAATTTTCAAGACACCAAACAAATGATTGCGTCTGAGACCCTCTCCGCAATTGACGCTCGTAACCTTCACCTTGATGATAAAATCGATTTCGAGATCCTCACGGATCCCGCATGGCAGGCTAACCTCAATTTTGTAGCTGACCTCCGCGATTTGATGGGCATCGAATTACCCCGCACCACTCCAACACAACGCAAAATCACTCCTGCCGTTCCTATTCAATTTGGCGACGATGTTCCATACCGTCGCCCGCCCGAAGATCTGGCTGATTTTGACCAAGCTGGCCCCGATTTTTGGCATGGCTCTATGTTTTATGATCTAGCCGGCATTGTTCTCCGCCGTGGCGTTACTTTCGCCACCGAAGCTGTCGTAGGAAGTTACATCATCAACACTTTGACGGAATTATGCGTGGACTTACCATCGTTTTTCTCCGTTTCCGGATTAAAACAAAAGTTCAAACAATTTCTCAAGTGTACTCTTTCTACCTGCATTGGCATGTGTGCCATTGTTACAGCCTATAACTGGTGGACCAACAATCCCTATGCTGAAGATCAGTCCGGAACAACCAGGACTGCAAAACAAGCCCAGACTCGCTCAACTGTGCCCGCGCACGTGACTACCGATCAATCTGGAGCGGATGATTTTACTATGCTCGCAAAGAATTTTCAAGAAGCAACCATTACTATTAAGCGCACCGACACCAACTTGCGCCTTAATGCCATTTGCATTGGTGGTCATTTCATCTTGACCAACCGCCATTTCTTTTTCGACCGTTCGGAAGCATCTTGGATGCCTTCTGGAACCTTGATCACTGCTGATAAACGCGCCTGGAATAATAATTCCAAGACGTTTCACTTCGATCCCGAGAAACTACGCCCTATTACGGGCAGCGTTTCAATGGACGGAGATTCACTACAATACCGCAACGATCTGGTTCTTTACGAACTACCGATTAAGAATTTTTCTGCATCCCCAAATTTAATCAAACATTTTTGGGATGGCACTATGGAACTTCGCAATTCTCTTGTCTGCCGACATGATTTCATCCCCTACAATACTCGTGGAGAGTGGGATCCTGTTTACGAAAACCATACAGGAACCGTCGTCGACGTATCCGCCAGAACATGGCGCGTCGAAGGCCAGCAACGAGTCTATCACGTTGCCGCCAGAGCTACGTACACCGATCGTGTCGGTTCATGCGGAACGATTGTTCGCCTTCCGGGGCAACAATCTCCCATAATTGGAATCCACATGGCAGCTGGTGCTAATACTAGTTTGTTCCATTTGGTGACACGTCAACAACTTGAAGTCGCTATCAAGTCCGATCACATGATTGACTTACCAACAGACTATCAAGGTTGTCAGAACCGTGTTGCCTTTCTACCGGAACACTCAACTTTAACCCCTGCCGGGTGCACTAAGTATCCGATTTTCCAACCAACTAAAACCGACCTCCAACCATCACTTTTGTACGAGGCTCTCGGCCCTCACACGACCGAACCATCCATTCTCCATCACGCCGATCCGCGAAATACCGAACTTCCAACTCGTTTGGACTTTGAAACCAAGCTGTTTGAAGGCTTTGCCGCCCGTCCGGGCGGCTTCGCCGACGGAGAGTTAGACTGGGCTAAGGATACTATGATCGACCAGATCAA